TTACTATTTATAAATAATTGTATGGCATACAAAGGGAAGTATATACCTACAAATCCACATAAGTATATAGGCAACCATAGAAATGTGACATACCGTTCACTGTGGGAACGTAGGTTCATGGTATACTGTGATACCACTGACAAAGTAGTAAAATGGGCAAGTGAAGAAGTCATCATAAAGTATATATCACCCATCGATAAAAAGTGGCATAAATACTATCCAGATTTCTATGTGGAATCAGTGAATCAACAAGGCAATGTCAAACAGTATTTAGTAGAAATCAAACCTAAAAAACAGACCAAAAAACCGAAACAACCATCAAGAAAATCCAAATCCTTTATATGGGAATCAAGAGAGTATGTAAAAAATATGTCCAAGTGGGAAGCTGCAAAACGGTTCTGTGATCTTAAAGGTTGGGAATTCAAGATACTAACTGAAGATCATGTGACCTTATAAATATATATATGAGAACTACAATACTCCACGATATTTATGAACGAGCACGAACACTGGATCGTGATGTCCCCAGACAATGGTTTATAGAACAAGCATCCAACCTAACCAAAGATCCAAAACAACTGATACAAGAGAATACACAAAATTTACAATCATCGGTTGATATAGGTAGACTGTATTTATTCCTATATGACCCAAAAAACAAACGAAAACTTCCATACTACGATCTGGCACCACTACCCATGATACTCGAAAAGGGAACGGAAGGATTCGTGGGAGTCAACTTCCACTATCTACCCCCACAACTCAGACTTGGACTTTTGGGTAGTGAGCCAAGAACAATCCTACGATCAAAAGAGGTGAAACCACTTATGCGAAACTACCTATATAGTAACGTAAAGAGTAGGTTTCTAAACATACTCCAAGAAGAATGGGATATGGTATCTGCACTTCCAGTCGAGAGATTCCGAAAACAGAACAAATCGACCGTATGGAATGAGACACTAGGAGAGATATAATGGCGTTCAGTTCAAAAGATTTCATGGCATATGTAAACAACAACAAAGGACTAGCTGAAGGATTTAGATATCAGGTGAAGATTCCTGTAACAGGTTCAAAAGATGCAAATATGTTACAATTCATGTGTCAAGAAGCTTCAATACCTGGAAAAGAAATAGAAACTATGGAAAAGGTATATGGTTACGGTTCAGTATATGCACTACCTAAAATGGAAAAATATGAAGATGTAAATCTAAAATTTAGATGTACTAATGGATCTGGTTCTGATGGATGGGGATACCCAGAATGGACATTTTTCTATAATTGGATGGAAGAAATAGTAGATACTAATACCAATATATTCAGATACAAGAGTCAATATGCAAGAGATACCTTTATAGAAACCTATGATCAACAAGGAAGACGGATACATCTTGCAAAACTACCTGCAGCATATCCAACCAAAATAGGGGATATGTCACTAACAGCAGAACAAAAGGAGATGGAATTTGAAGTAACACTAACCTGTGATTTTGTACTACATAACGATCATGCTGGAAATGTTGAAACAGAAGAATATGTAAAACCAAAAGTCCTAAGTTTCTTGGAAAAACATCCAATTGGCAATTATATCAAGATTGAAGAATAAAACAATTAAGGAGAATGAATAAATTATGCCTTTACCCAAGTTAGATGTACCGACTTATGAAATGGAATTACTCTCTACAGGAGAGACTATAGAATACAGACCATTTTTGGTCAAAGAAGAAAAAATACTATTCATGGCACTTGAAGGTGGCGATAACACCGAAATGGGAAGTGCAATGAATCAAATACTAACCAATTGTGTGACTGGAGATATAAACATAGACGAACTCCCATTATTTGAACTAGAACATATATTATTAAGAATTCGATCAAAATCAGTAAGTGATCAGGCAAACGTAGTATACAGCTGTCAAGAGGAACATGAAGGTAGATCATGTGAAAATCCTGTAGAATTGAATATAGATTTAAAAGAAGTTAACCTTGAGGAATCCGAAAATCATAGTAATGAAATATTCCTAACTGAAAATATCGGTATTCTGATGAAATACCCTAAACTAGATCTCATGAACATGAATATAGATATTGAAAATCAAAATACAGATGATATGTTCAGAATAATCGAGGATTGTGTTGATTGTGTATTTGATTCGGAAAATACATATGACATGAATGACTATAGTGCCAAGGAAAAAACAGAATTCTTCGACAGTCTTACACAAGAACAATTTACATCGATTAGGGATTTTTTTGATACCATACCAAAATTAAGATTCAGAGATGACTACACATGTAGTAAATGTGGATATAAAGGTGAGTTTATATTGGAAGGACTTGAAAATTTTTTCGTGTAATCCTGAGTCATGACAATCTCAGGAATAGATACCTAAGTAATTTTGCAATGATGCAACACCACAATTACAGTTTATCGGATATTGAAAATATGATGCCATGGGAACGTGAAATATACATACAACTCCTTTCAGATTGGATTGAAAAGGAAAATGACCGTATCCAAAAGGAAAATTCAAAAATAAGACAATCAAGTAGGTAAGAAAAATGGCTGAAAGAGTATTTGAAGATATATCCAAAGAACTAAACAACCTAAAGAAAGCAACTGAAGGTGTATCTGATGACGTTGAAGAAATGTCTGGTGCATTTGATAAATTATCCACTATGGGTGAAGTGAGTTCAAAAACATTGAACCTAATGCGGGTAAAGATGAAACAATATCAAGACTCGATAACATCAAATGCAAACATTATGGGTCTAACAACCGCCCAACAAGAAAAATTCAACAATGAAACAGCAGACGCAGGAAATATGTTGAATGCATTACAACTTCAGCTGGAAAGTACAGGTAACATAACAGAAGGCGCATTCGGTCAAATGCAAACATCTATTATGGGATTGCAAAGTGGAGTATCTACATTCACAGGTGAAATGACAAAATCTGCAAATGCCCTCGAAAAAGAAAAAAAGGAAGTCGGTGCAACAGGAATGGGTGCATTGGCAAAGACACTAGAAGAGTCTCAGGAAAAATTAGTAGATAGATTTGAGGAATCATTCAGTCAAGGTGGGATAATAAATAGTGGATTCTCTGCACTTGGACAACAAGTTGATAAAGTTGCCCCTGAAATAACAAGTATACTCAAATGGTTAGGTGGTACATGGGCATTTCAATGGGCAAAAAATGCAATGCTCCCATACAAACATAGACTCAAAGAATGGTGGATTAATAAGAAAATACAAAGAGCCCAAGTAAAGTTTTTCAAAAGAGGCGGACTTACAGAGGATGCATATTTTGATGGACAAGATAGAGTACTGAAATGGTTTGGCAAAGGCGATGGGTTGTTTGCAAAAATGGCAAGAAGTTTTCAGGAAACGAGAGAGAAAACATTAGGATTTGAAGATTGGGAAAAACTTGGTTTATCAAAAGGTGCTACAGAAGATGCACAAAAAGTAAGAGAAGCACTCCTAGAAAGACAAGGTGAGTTACTCCGTGATGCAGAAATAATACCCCAACAACTCAAAGAAGTAAACAAAACTTTATTTGAACAAAGAAGTCAACTTGAAAAATGGACAAGAACTGGTCAAGTTGAAGGTAAAAACCTAAAACAATCGAATAAAATAATGCAGGATATGCAACGAAGCATAGAAGAAAACGTAGGTATACAAAAGGAACTGAAAACAAAACAAGAACGTGGAGAATTGGATACAGGAAGTACTGAAGGTTGGGAAAATGCATTAAAAGTACTCACAGATGAAGGTAGAATAAATGCTACAACACTTGAGGACATGATAAAAGGCACCACAAAGTCCATTGAAGATAATTTGAGTGGTAGTCCACCTTATCTAGAGGACATCAGAAATACACTAGCAGAACAAACACCACTATTAGAAAAAACAGCAGAACCAAGTCCAGCAGAAGGTAAAATTGGTGCTGCATTTGGTGCAATGAAAGGTAAACTGTCAGGAATGATGAGTGGGGTAGTCGGGTTCTTTGCTGGACTTGGTACTGCACTGAAGTCATTACCAGGAAAGGTATTCAAAATACTACATGGTGTTGGTAGAGGAATCGCAGGACTATTTAAGGCACTTGGTTCCATAGATCCTTATTCACTTGCAATTGGTCTGGCTGCAATAACTGGACTTTCCATTAACATGATACTTCTTGCAGCTGCACTAAAAATTGCAGGACCTGCTATAGTTTCAATAATGGGAGCAATCGGTAGGGTCATGTCCGTTGTATTTGAAGGTATGGCAAAAGTTATAGAAGTCTATGGTAAAGTAGTAATAGCCATACTCGAAAAAGTAAAAATTGTCATACAGGCAGTAGGTGAAGTTGTAGTAAAATATTTTGCAGGATTGGCAAAAGTATTCAGAACAATAGGAAGGATAATAACTAGTGTATTCAAAGGATTGGTTAATGTATTTGATGCAGTAGGTAGGATAATAAAAACAGTAGGGAACGTCATTATAGGAATAGGGGAAGTTATAATAAAATTTATGAATGCATTTGTAGACAACCTAATCAGACTAACCGAAATACCGTTTGGGAAATTCCTAAAACTTGCAGCTGCATTTGTTGTGCTCGGAGGTGCATTGGCAATATTTGGAACGTTGGGTACTATAGCAGTTACACCACTACTTGCATTAGGTGTTGCAACAGTAGGACTAGCTGCACTCATGTCTCAAATTGGTGATCCAGACAAACTAAGATTACTTGCACTTGGATTCACAAACTTAGCAGGTGCAATCATACAATTTGGATTGAGTTCACTTGCACTGGTTCCTGCACTTACTATATTCAAAGCAATCTCAAAAATTCCATTCATAAACAAACTACTCTCAAATGAAGAAGCAAGAATAAAACAACAATCCCAAAACAGGACAGGAACCTTCACAGCAGACACACTTGTAATTGGAAATATGCAACAAACTGGATCACAAAGAATGTTAGGATTGAACAATATAATGGAAGGACTTTTTGGTGGGGAAGAACCTATGGGAAAATCAGAAAATATGATGTTGAACAGCAACGTGACCAATGTGAACAACAATCCTACAGAAGTTTTTGTCAATAAAACTGCCGTGGATACCAACTACATCGAATCCATGAAAGGATTGCGTCAAGTTTATGCATAATAAAAAAGGCCCTTTCGGGCCGTTTCTATTTTAGTTCCTAACTAAGTACTTGACTCAGTACTCTAACTTTTCTTCTGATTCTTCGT